TGGATGACAACGGTGATAATTGCTTAGTACCGGGAACTCAACCCTGTTGCAGTCAANGCGGCTGCTCTCTTAAATTCAAATCACGATCCCTCTCTTCCAGTTGTGGAAATGAAGAGGAACCTAGATGGCATGCTCTCCTTTCTCAGGAGGAAGAGGATGCACTCACAACTCAATTAAAATCAAATCAAGATGGCAATAACCTTTACAGCGGAGACGCATAAATACGAAAGCACTGAAGATGAAAAGAAACATATAGATTGGATAAGTGTTACAAGTCTAGTAAGTTTGTTTAAGCAACCATTTGATCAGAAAGGTATTGCTGAGAAAGCTTCTAAGAATAAGAAATCCAAATGGTATGGAATGACACCTGACGAAATCATAGCAGTCTGGGAAGGAGAAACTAATCGAGCACTCACGCTTGGTAGTTGGTATCATAATCAAAGAGAATCAGAATTATTGATGTATAATACAATTGAGCGTTCTGGTTTAAAACTTCCTATAGTTACCCCAATAGAACAAGATGGTATTAAATTAGCTCCAGATCAATCTTTGGTTCCCGGAGTTTATCCAGAACATATGATTTATCTTAAATCTATAGGTATCTGTGGACAAGCTGATAGAGTAGAAGTATTACAAGATACCATAGACCTTTTTGATTATAAGACCAATAAAGAAATTAAGACAAAAGGTTTTACCAGTTGGGATGGTATTACCAAGAAGATGATAGGACCCTGTTCTCATTTGGATGATTGTAACTTTAATCACTATGCGTTACAATTGAGTATATATATGTATATGATGCTCAAACATAATCATAATTTAAAACCAGGTAAGTTAGAGATTCATCATATTGTTTTTGAGAAGAAATCAAAAGATAAGTATGGATATCCTATAGTAGCTACAGATCAAGTCGGAGATCCTATCGTTAAAGAAGTGGTTCCCTATAAAGTACCTTATTTAAAAAAAGAGGTTCAGAACATAATTAAATATATTCAGTTGAATCCGAGTGTATTACAAAATAAGAAGAAATGATTAGACTATTTGATGTAGAAAATAAGAAAGTAATACCTACAGAACATTGTTATGTGATTAAATACTTAAAGGATATTATGGAGAAATATCCTGATTGTTATATGCAAGTATATCAGTATTTGTTTTATATGAAATGTCCAGGACCAGATAATCCTTATTTTAATATGAAAGATGCTGATGTAGAAGAAACAATTATTCANGATTTGGATGGTCTTAAATTTGATCCTGAAGATGATACTATAGTCGATGCCTTAGTTTATACTGAACGATTGTACGAAACACCTACTGTAAGAGCACATAAGGGTATAAAAACAGCTATGGATAACATTGCCGATTTTATGGGTACTACTCAAATTACTGATGGTAAGGATGGTAATGTAGGTCAAATTCGTTCTATGGCAAAGGATTTTGATACTATTAGAAAATCATATAAAGGTGTAGCTAGAGATGTTGAAGATGAACAAAAGAGTTTACATGTCCGAGGTGATCATGAATTAGCATATGACCAACAATAAACCATTTATAGAAATCCCCACTTGGGAAAACAATGTATGGACTACTACGGTATTTGATACACGAGAACAGTTTACTGTCTATATTGAAGAACAGTTTAAAGAACCCGGTAAGTATGATCTTGACGAAACCTCTTTTAAATTTAATGAACAGGCACGTATATACAGAAAGCAAGACGATATTTACTGTTTAGCTCCTTTTAGAAGTAGAGATTATGTAATCTACTGGGATTTTGAGAAACTTAAATGTCGTAGAGGAGTTATCTTTAAGAATAAAGGAAAAGAATGGTATCTACCAAGAGATTATTACATGTGGATTAACTTCCTCCCAATATATGATAAACTTAAAAAAGATTTTGATTTTGCAGAGGTATGGGATGTACAACTTCATATAGCACTTTACGAACTTAAAGCTGAGTTACATAATCGTCATGCTTCTATTTTTAAAAAACGTCAGATAGCATCGTCATACTTCCATGCAGCTAAACTAATAAATCAATTATGGTTTGAACCTGGTGTTACTTTAAAGATGGGAGCATCTGAAAGTAGATACATTGATGGAGAAGGTACTTGGATTTTTATCGAAGAGTATAGAGATTTTCTAAATGCTAACACAGCCTGGTATCGTCCAATGAATCCAGAGAAAGTAAAGAACTGGCAACAAAAGATTGAGATTACTAAGAATGGTAGAAAACATACTATTGGTTCTAAAGGTAGATTGTTAGGAATGTCTTTTGAACAATCAGCTACAAAAGGAGTAGGAGGACCATGTAGAATATTCTTTTATGAAGAAGGTGGTATCGCACCCACTGCTGATCAAACTTTTGAATATATTCGACCAGCACTTACAGCTGGTGAATTCACTACAGGACTTTTTGTTCTTGCAGGATCTGTTGGTAAATTGAAAGATTGTGAACCACTTAAAAGTTGTACATATCATCCTGTAGATAACAATATTGAACCTGTTACCACTGATTTATTAGATGAAACTGGTGTTATAGGAGAAAGCGGATTATTTATTCCGGAACAATGGGGTATGCCTCCTTATATTGATGAGTTTGGTAATTCGGATCCTAAAGCCGCATTAGAGTCCTTAACTAAAACATTCGCTGAATGGAAGAAGAATTTAAAACCAGAACTGTATCAGTTAAGAATATCTCAACATCCTAGAAACATTAAGGAAGGTTTTGACTATCGTGATCAATCAAAGTTTCCATTGAATTTAGTTGGTGATCAAAAACGTAAGATTGAAGAAAACGAATATCCGTATGAGCTTATTGATCTTACTGAAGATTTAGAAGGTTCAGTTGTAGTAAAAAAGACTAGTAAGTTACCTATTACTGATTTTCCAGTAAATCCTAAAATTGAAGATAAGACTGGATCAATTGTTATTTGGGAACGACCGGATGAAAAACCAAAGTGGGGAACTTACTATGCTTCAATAGATCCGGTGGGTGAGGGAAAAACTATAACTTCTGAATCTTTATGTTCAATTTATGTTTATAAGGTAGCTGTTGAAGTTACTCGAATGACTGATCATGGACCAGAAAATTTTATTGAGGGAGATAAGATTGTAGCAGCTTGGTGTGGTAGATATGATGACTTAAATGAAACTCATAAGCGTTTGAGATTGATTATAGAATATTATAATGCTTGGACATTAGTAGAGAATAATATCTCTTTATTTATTCAATATATGCTTGAAGAACGTAAACAAAAATATTTGGTACCAAAGAATCAAGTAGTTTTCTTAAAAGAATTAGGTGCTAATAAAAGTGTATTTTCTGATTATGGTTGGAAAAATGTTGGTACTATTTTTAAAAATCACTTACTCAACTATTTAATAGAATGGATAAAAGAAGTAATAGATACTGAAACGGATGAGACAGGAACTATAATTAAAAAGATTTATGGGATTAGTAGAATACCAGATAAGATGGCAATGCTTGAAATGGAAGCTTATCGGGAAAAGGTAAATGTTGATAGATTAGTAAGCTTAGCATCATTAATAGCTTTTGCTAAAATACAGCAAGCGAATCGTGGGTACATGAGACGAGTAGAAAATGATGAAGCAAAAGACTTGGAAAAGTCACCAGATTTGTTTAAATTAAAGAGTAGCCCTTTTCGTCATGTAGGTCAGAGTAGATTACCTCAAGGTCATAAAAAGAGAAGGTCACCATATAAAAATTTACGTTGATGAAAGTATTAAACGCGATGCAATTAAAAAAGGGAGCTAAGGTTGAGCAAAACCGGTTTCAGAGTATCACTCAGCCCCTACAATTTCTTCCTTATTCAGAAAAAGATAATGACTGGGCCGCTTGGAATCTTGATTGGTTAGAGTGGCAAGGATTGAAACAACTTAGAATTAACGCAAAGCGTTTGATGAAGAATTATAAATTAGCTGAGGGTATTATAGATAAAAATGATTATGTTGTCGAGAATGACAATGAACTAAGAGATTTAGTAGATGTTTTAGCAGATGATCAACCTGGAGCTTTAGAAGTAAAATTTTATCCAATTATTCCTAATGTAGTAAATGTACTTTGTTCAGAGTTTGCTAAACGTAATACTAGAGTTAGTTTCCGAGCATTAGATGAATATACTTTTAATGAAGTTAAAGAAAAGAAGCGTAATGATATAGAAAACGTACTCGTTAGNCAGATGGAACAAAAACTTGTTCTAAAAATGATTGAGTCAGGAGCTGATCCCGAAGATCCGGAGATTAAGAAGAAATTACAAGAGCAAACTTCTGTAGAGAATTTAAAGACTCTTCCTGAGTTAGAAGATTTCTATTCTAAGAACTACGAAGTTCTGGTAGAAAAATGGGCATCTAAACAACACTTAATTGATGAAGAACGTTTTCATATGGACGAACTTGAAGAAAGAGCGTTTGGAGATATGCTTAAAACTGATAGAGAATTCTGGCATTTTAAAATGTATGAGGATGACTATGATATAGAACTTTGGAATCCAGTGTTGACCTTTTACCACAAATCTCCTGATGCAAGATATATTTCTCAAGGCAATTGGGTAGGTAAGATTGAGATGATGACTACGTCTGATGTAATTGATAAATTTGGATGGTGTATGACTGAAGAGCAGCTTTCTTCTTTACA